GGTGTCGATCTGTTGCGAACTGTACTCGTATAACTCGCATCGCAGTTCAAAGATCGGCAAATCACTTAGTCGATAGAACGGTTTCTCGTGCTCGACGAACTTTATCTCGAACAACGAGTTCGCCAAAGGCAGATAGATCAGATCGCCTTCACGAGGTCGTTCGAACGCGACCTTGTTGTCGTCTATCGATACGAGTTGATCAAAACGTCGACGTGCAAGAATGAAGGTTGCCTGATCACGAATCTCTAGACCAAACTTCGAGAGGAGTGTACCTTCTCCGTCGAACCCCTCGGTGTTCGCCACGTACATCTCGATCATATACGCCGACTGAAAACGAGAGTAGTCCTCGTTCAGTATCTCGTCCGAGGTGATCGCCGTACGCGGAATATAGAAAGTCTCCTGACCGTACATGCGAAGACCTTCAATGATCAAATCTTGATAGAGAAACTGTTCGGTACGTACGGCCGGAGAGAAGTATAGATTTGTGGGCATTACAAACTAATCCTATCATCCCACATGGAAATCGATGGGAAATTCGTACTTCAGTTGCATCTCTTCTTCGATCTGACGAATCTCTTCGGTTGCCTCATCGAACAACTGTTGACCATTCAGAGTGACACCACCCGGAAGTTCCATGCCCTCGAACTTTTTGAGATTAACACCCCAGTTGCGTTTGATCAGTGCGGTCAGATATCGTTTGAGGAATAGATCATTGTAGACCTTGACGTTCTCATCTGGATCGACGATGCGATAGGCCTCGACAACGATGTACTCACCGACACTGAGATAACGATCGAGTTCGACATTCAGATATAACTTGTTCTGATGTCGTGCAAACTCGACCTGCGGAGTGCCGTTGATCATCATGTCGACGGTATTGATGTACTTCTGTACATGTACATAGTTCGCCAGATTTCCAGAGAACCCAAGGTTGTACATATCGTTCAGTGACATCTGATATCGTGCATCGAACATGTTGACCGATGAGTTCTCGAAGGTAAACGGCAGAACACGTACGACCGTCAGAATTTCATCCGGAATCGGAATGAACTCGTTGTCGATGTCGGTCTGTGTTAACTCGTGTTTAAAGAAGTCACGATAGATCGCATCGGAGTGATACTCCTGATAGAACTGCAGTGCCTCGTCGACGCGATCTTCGATCTGATCAGCATCTATGTTGATCTCGAGCACGGGTGCGCCGAGATTGCGAAGGCAGTAGTCTATCAGTGTTTGGCGAGAATTGGGTATCATATCGTAGTAGTACCATCTTTATGATCTGTGTATTACTACTATTTATACATCGTAATTATTTACTCAATTACTCCGGTGATCTGTAGTGTATAACGATTTGTCACTCCAACATTAGCGGCGCAATGCGGTACGTCATACTCCCAGATCACACCTTCACCTGCTTTCCACTGTAAGATCGGATTATCATCAACATCAAAGTAATGACCACTTTGCCAGTCGTCTAAAAACACAACTGCTCTACGTATTTTTGTAGGATCATCTACACCATGTAGTTTTTTGAATCTAGCATAAAGGTCGCTGTGCTTAGGAAGTGCACAGCCAGGAACCATCTTATATACACACCAAGAAAAGTGGTTCCATGGAAGATACTTACGAAATCCATTCATCCAACTAGGTTCTTCTGATCTCATGTCATACATATCGCCAGTAAATTTTGTTTGCGTATAACCAAGCGATCTCCACCACTCTAAAGACTTTGGATCATTAAAGGACTCATTATAGTATGGAAGATTCTCATGATCTGACCACCAAACTTCAGGAAGTTTAAAGTGACACCATCTGTTATTGGTTTCTAGTATTTCCATAGTGTATTACCTCGTTAATATTACTTTCAATTTTTCTCCAAGGATCTACAATGATACTCCCTTCTGGAATCTCACAGTAGATTTCGTCTTTATGATTTTCTGTTCCTGTTGTATAGTTATATGTTATCTCAGCCGAATGGGCCATAAGGAACACACCGGGTTCATTAGGTTGATAATTGTCGCCTGTGTATGGATCAATATATATCGGGTTATGTCCCAACTCGTTACAGAAATGACCGATCAATAAACTATAACTTCCATCTAAGTAGGGTACTTTTGGTTTATACGCCTTGCCATGAATATAGATCTGAAAGTTATTTCTCTCCGCATGTTTTACGAGTTCTTTTGCAAGGTTTTTTGCCTGAACTTCTCGGGAATTCATAATTGAATCAAATAAGTCATAACCAAGTTCAAGTTCTTGTGCAAGATACCGAAGCGCAATGTTATCTCGTGGATGACAAGCACCGCCATCTCCCATACCCGCGGTCATATATTGATGGCCAGTAATTCGAAGATTAGATTTAGAAAGTGCTCCAGTAACAACATCCACATTAATGTTACCCATACGATTGGCAACATCTTGCATCATATTAACGAGCGAGATCTTAGTTGAGATCCATGTGTTATAAAAGATCTTAATGCACTCACACTCATCCCATGTTCCGACCTCGAATCGAGGATTGTTTTGAATAACTGATCCATATAAATCGATCAGTTTTTTTGCATCCCCAGTAAGACTACCGTCTTCAGTGCCGATCATTATCATTTCTGGATTAACCATGTCCCATGCGACTGAGCCCATGGCAATAAGATATGGATTATAGGCAAACCGAGTGTTGTGAATCAGAGGAACGAACTCACGTCGCGTTGTACCTGGCAAGACAGTCGAGATCAATACAAGTAGCTGATCGTTATTCATATGTTTATCAGCTTCTAAAATTGTCTCTTTGACAATCGAATAATCAAAATCCTTGGGTTCAAGGTTAGTAATAGGTATTGAACCATCATATCGTCCATCATGAGGAGTAGGTACCGCAACAAATACAATATTACAATCTGTGACAGTATCTTTAATTGTAGGTTTTACTGATACAACATCGGAATTAACGTCAGCGATATCGTATCCTTTCACCTCGTACCCCGTTTTACCGATCTCTTCGGCGCACGGTAGACCAAGCTTTCCCAATCCAATAAAACCAATTTTACTCATTATCAATCATTCCTATGTATTTTCCTACATTATTATATATCACTTAGATTCTCGAATAAGATCAAGTGTTACACAGTGAAAACAACCTCCAAGCGTACGGGCGTGCCTCATAGGAAGCATTGTACATTCTATCTGATATTTCTCCAACTCTTTTCTTAGTGGGTGTTGGTTTTCTTCTACTACTACATGATATGGTGAGAGCGAAAAAAGGTTCATACTGACCCACTTACTGGCATTATTGTATCCGGGGTAGTGTCCAATATCAACAGGATCGGGACACCATATCGCATCCCAAGACTGAAGAGGTTTTGGTAATTGGTTCTTGGATTTGATGCGATCGGGATTCAATAACATCAATCCTTCTCGCAGAAGAGCAATAGTACTATCAAGATGCATATAACTATACACTCCTTCAATTGGCCATACCTTTTTGTTCGGACCAACGATATCTTGTAGATACTCGGCTCCTGCCTTATTGCCAGAATTACTTACAAGATAGAAAAGATCGTCATTTGACCTTAGAATATTTGCCGCATCAAAACAAGGTTCGAGTTCAGTTAATGCAAGAACATTTGGATTTCCAACACAACCTTTGTTATAGAGATCATTAGATAATTCTGGATCAGTTTTAATATATCTTACGTTCAGATCATCAAAATGGTGTTGTATAAATTGTTCTTCGTTTCGCCTTGCTCGTAGAGGTTGTGGAGTTGAAAGAATAATATCATCATGGACCAAAACACCATCACGTGGACAGTAATTATAGTACCCCGGTTCTGCACTCTCCACAGGCCTGAGAATCTCGATGCCTTCATTCTCTAAAAAACGAGAAAAAATATCAAGATCTTTGTTTGCTTCATTAATTACTACATCAGGATATCTGCCGGTTATAATTTCACTTTCGTCAGAAACATCAGCATAGTTCACTGTACGGAGACTTACATCCAATGTAGGTATTCTCGCACCAGTCGCATCTCCAACTATAACAGATTTAAGGGTATCCCATTCGTTAGAAGCTAAGTGCACGTGACTCATAATTATATAGATACTCCGTCATATCATTATCGTTTGGTTTATTCATCGTAAAAAAATCATCAAGGGTAAATTGATCTCTCTTATTTTTCCACCAGTAGTGATATATGTATCTATTTGTCTGGTGTCTTTTATAAACTCTCCACGAATTATCATCTTTAAAAAAATCGGTATTTGTTGTAATAAGAGGAATTGTATAATTTTTACCCATATGATTTATAGTTTCGTCGACAGAAATTGTTTTATCTGTTAGTCCATAACAACTAAAATCTCTTCGGAATATTTTACCGTGAACAAAAAACAAGTTTAATATTTTTTTTACATATTCTCTATTAATTAATGTAGGACCAAAATTAAATGATCTATAATCCTTATGACTAAGGAAAAATTCTATTCGATCAAAGTGTTCATAACCAATTTGAATGGTATCCCAATCAAAAGGAAGTTTTGTCATTAAATATGACCAGTCAAAGTGCCAATAATCAATTAAACTTAAATCATAATCATCTTCCATTAGTATTATATAATCTTCATCAGATGATTCATACCATTCCTTGAGAAAAGTGATATGACTAACAAAATTTGCCAACACACGAGAATCTATTTTACCCATATTATTAATTATGATGTTATCATCATGTAAAATATCAGACCATTCTTCTACTTTGTTGGCTTCGAATCTATTACCAGAAATACGAGTATATTCTATACCGTAATACTTAAATTGATTTTCCATATAATTACGTCGATCAATTTCCTTGTCCATATTAAAATAATAGACATGAGGAAAACCATATAACTTATTATTAAGATTCATTATTAAAAACTGCCATTTTTGATAAATCTGGATAATCAGAATACGACCAGTGTTGTGGTATAATATCTTTTACTTTATAAAATTGTTGTATTCCAAATTCGGCTGACTCGGGTGTCATATAGTAGTGATATCCTATCTGAATTATATCCTGCTTTGCCCACGGAGTGTCACCTATACGACCATCGTAACTCATTGATTTCAGTGTCTGGTATTCATCACGACTATTAGTGAGAATCATACCACCACGACCGATTGAAAGGTGTTTCTTAAACTGAAAACTTAAACACATAAGAGAGTCTGGAATATATGAGTTTTTCTTCCAAAGAACTGCTGCGTCAACAATACGAGTATCAGGAAGAAAGTAATAAGAATCCCAGTTTTCTAAATTCCAATTCCACTCTATTCCGAGTTTTGACAATGTCATTGGAACTGAAAGATATGTATGCTTTGGGCAAGACGTATTGCATACTGAATCATATCTTAAAGAAAGTTCAATAGCATGAGTACAACAATCAGTTGCAACTCCATACCTTGATCCAAAATAATTTGCAATTAATTCTTCGAATTGTCTTACAGTGTCAAATGACGGCATTATAAAATTTTAAATTCTCTATGCTACGGTAATTCCAAAAGTAATCATTCTTAATTCATTATTTTTGTCAAAGTCTGTCATTTTATATTCAATATGAGAAGGAAAAATTATAAGATCACCGGTATTTATTTCTTTAATATAATATTCTCTAAGAGGACTTTCGCCGGTATGACGAAATGTATTTTTAGGAGCAATAGGATTTTTAATAATTATATTTCCAGCCAAGTCATCGGCTTTAAGAAAAAAATGACCAGTAAAATGTTGAGAGTCATTTGATTCAAATTGTTTTTTAGGGTTTGATTTAGATACATATATTGATGAGTCCATTAGATGGACCTGATGCCGAAGCGTATCGGTACGAAGCGACATTGCATATTGAAGAATAGTATCCTTAAGTTTATTTGAAATAACATCAAATATTTCATTATTAAAAAGAATATCTTTATTAATAGCATATGAAGACCATGTATCATCACTTGTATCCAATCTTCCCCAACAATCATCATTAGACTCAACAAGATGATCGACTTCCTTATTTAAAATGGTAAGATATTTTTTATCATTTTCAAAGTAGTGAGAGTGGAAAATTGGCACGTTTAACGAATTATCAATCATAAATCACCTATTGTTATACTATAAAATTTATATTAAAAATGTTTTTTTCTTGCATAATGAGCACCATTAGTTGCAAAATTTGTTGACATCGATGACTGTAATCTACTATACCAATCGGGGTCAAAATGACACTTTACTTCAACATTTTTATCTGTCATGGGTATCATATGAATCATTGGAGTTCCTGCTTCAATATATAATACATCATTATTTGATGAATCCATAAAAGTATGTATATTTGTACTAGTTCCTCCTCTAAAATTACGAAAAGCTGTTGGTATGAATAACTTATTTAATAAAATAGGGTTATTCCAAACGGCAGGTGACCAATTCCAAAGTAAATCTCTTGACTTTGATGAATAACCATTCCATGGTGTATGAAATTTAAAATGTATGAAAGAATTGGATGATAAAAAACTACCCGCTTGGTATGAAGGATGTGAATCAATTAGTGTCCCATCGGCACAGGCGGTTGAATATCCTTCTTCATTTATTTTATCATTAACAATAATTTCACAACTTGTCCATAGAGGCATTGTATAACTATATCTGAACACATCCATAAAGCCCGGGCACCTTTTCAATGTATTGAGTCTGGTGCCTTTTACTTTAAAGTTGTCGTCCATATACTGTTGGGGTATGTCCTTCCACCACTGAGGAATGAACTTATTTGACTTATCTATAGAAAAGTATTCATAAGCTTTATAGTCGTTTGTTACAAAATCTACGGTAAGTTTTTTTCTTCTTGAAAAAATAAACATAATATAGTCCTATTATATAAAAATGCAATCTATGGCATTGTTTCTGGTTCAATGGGCCAATTCACATTACCCGGAAACCCTTCTTGTTCTGTTATATCACGAAGTGATTGTCTATAGTCTGACCATTCTTGAGGCATGGATTCATTTTTATCCATATATTTTATTACAATCCAATCGGTTGATGTTAACATGGCATTCCTTTCACTGCGATCTTTTTCAGCTTCTGATGGTTCATTAGCAAGTTCCAACTGAATAATACGATCCATTTCTGCATCACGATCTGCGATTACTGCGTTAAACTGAGAAAAATCAGTAATCTCCTCATTTCGGTCGTCATATTCAATTTCTCCGTGATCGCCATACCACTGAACAGCATGTATAGTAGAATCAATATTTGTAGTAGGCACACGTGACAGATTTTCCCCGTCAATATTTACGTCGACGGTGCCATCCTTATTATTAATAATGGTAATTCTATCACTCATTATAGTTATCCTCGGTTTGTATGTCAAAGTATTTTTGAGAAGGTTTGTCAGACGACTGGACCTGAGCAATTGCCTTCATAAGGTTTTGCGATGCGTGATTAGCATCAACCATCTCGTTTCTAAAAGATTCTACTGCTGCACCCGTCTGACGACTTTGTTGAGAGTTCTCAATCAGTAACATTGGAAGCCAAGCAACTGCACAACCGTAATTATCAACTTCCTTACCCGTGTTTGGATCTGTACCACGAATCTGTGTATACCATGCACACTCAAACTTTTGGCACGGTTTAAACTTATTTAAAGGACAGTTATCCTTGATCTCAATTGACATATTATATATTAGTCCTTCTGAGCAATAATAAAGTCTTGGTATTTTACGTTAATAGATGTTGATGCGCTTGAAATTGCTGCTGAAAGTGTTCCTAGACTTGGGTTACCAGTAATTGTTCCTGAAATATCATGTGTTGCATTGTGACTATGTGAACCTGAACCTCCTGTGGCAGTGGAGTCTTTCTCTTGAAGCTGATCTGCCTGAGCATCTGACCCTACAATACGACTGCCACCCAGAGATTCGTTTCGACCGGTAATATCAAACTGATGATTGTGTGATGGCATTTGCGATACACTTAATGTCGTTGAACCAACTCCCACGTCACCAGAAATACTAGTGGACAAACTGCCAGTTCCGGGTGCACCGCTTAATCCTACTGATCCTGACACCGATGGCGTTCCAAGCGCTGATGCGAATCCAGTTGAACCACCCGAACCCGGAGTGCCGCTGACGACTCGGAGTGCCGAATCATCGATCGAAGTATCTTTAGTCCAACCGGTTGGTGCGGTCGAGTTATGAAAGAGAAGTCTTGTGCCGGACGGAAGCAGATTAGTACTTGTAACCGTATCATCCGGAAACTGAATTCCCGTTGCTGTAAGTGATGTTGCCATCTATGAATTCCTTTGTTGTGTAATTAAACTATCAACTTTTTCGTTAAGCTCTTTAATTGCTGCAAACGCCAGAGAGCATAACTTAACATAATCAAC